GATGAATCATTTAAAATCTTATTTACATTATATTCAATTCCTTCAATCAATTTTTTAAGTCTATTTATTTCAGAATTAATGAATTCAATTCTTGGGTTTGATTCAACATAAATTTTAATATTAATTAAATCATTAATCTTTGTTTTATACATATTGATTATTTTCGTATCAAATGTTTGACCAATTAACGTTTGATATGTTTTAATATCGTTTAATATATCATCACTTGTTTTCATTTTTATTTATTTCCCCCAGATTTTTTTTTCTTGTTTTTAAATAATGTTTTTTAATGTTAACACATTTAATCCAACCAGTAAACATGCCATTAATTTCTAAATCATATTTTAATAAACGAACTTCATTAATATTTAATTTTTCATAAAAACTTTTCATTATGATGCAATTTCTTTTAAAAACCATTCCCATCTATTTTCAATAAATTCTTTGGCTTCTTCCAATGTTTTAAAGTTTTTGGTTTCATTGGCTGTATCATTGGGTAACGTTGGAAAATAGCATGAAGCCAAGAAAACTATATTTTCGCCAAATTCAACTCTGCTTATCCAAGCAATTGTAATATTTTTAAATTTTCCAATTCTTGCCCATCTACCAAAACTATCAGGTAAATCATTGTCACTATATCTATTAATATATTCTATCATGTTGTTAAAACTTTAAAAGATTCTGGTTTGTTAAGTTTATTGAAATCCAATACTGATGTAGAAATGTTTCTAATATGAACATTATTTTTTTTTATTGACCAATTTTCTGGTAATCTTTCATTATTATAATACTTAACATTGATTTCTAAATTTGGGTTATTAACATTATTTGGGAAATTATCAATTTTAGTGCATTAATTGATGATATTTACATTATAAAAATGACCTTTTGTTTTAGTGATTTTTAATTTATCAAAAAAACTTTTCATATTATTAGAAAATCCCCCGAAATTTCGGGGGATTTGTTATTATGCACCACAACCCTCACATTCAAACATTGAATTTTCAGGTCTTTCACTTATTGTTTCTTCTTTCTTTACCTCAACACCCAAACCTTGAATCGCATCAGTTGCACTTGTTGTCCTAAAGTAATACATTCCCGTCTTTAATCCTAATTTCCAGCCATGTAAATGCGCTGATAATAATTTGGATTTTGATGGTTTATCCATAAAGATATTTAACGATTGAGATTGGTCAATAAAACACCCCCTTCTTGCAGATGAATCCAAAATATATTTCTGTTTAATTTCCCAAACAGTTTTATATATCTCTTTTAATTCAGTTGGAATTTCTGGAATATTTTGAACCGAACCCTTCTCTAAAATAATCTTATTTTTCATATTTTCGTTCCAAAGACCAATTTTATCCAAATCATCAATTAAATATTTATTTACAATAACATATTCACCAGATAATACCCTTCTTAAAAAAATATTTGATGTGAATGGTTCAAAACTTTCATTATTCCCAAGTATTTGTGCAGTCGAAGCCGACGGAACTTGCGTGACTGTCAATGAGTTACGTACACCATACTTAATAATACTTTCTCTTAAACTTTCCCAATCCCACATCCCAGAAAGTAATGAATAATCCATATTCCATAAATCAAATTGGAATTTACCTTCAGATATTGGTGAACCTTTAAATCTCTCATAAGGGCCATGTATTTTAGCTAATTCATTTGATTCAGTTAATGTAGCGAAATATAATGTTTCATATATGTGTGCTTGTAATTCATTTGCTTCTGGTGAATCAAAAGCCATTTTCAACCTGCAATATATATCAGCTAAACCTTGAACACCTAAACCAACAGGTCTGTTTAACATATTTGATTTTCTTGTTTCCTCGGTTGGATAAAAATTCAAATCAATTACATTATTTAAGTTACTCAATACTTGTCTAGCTTTCTTATATAGTAATTGGAAATCAAATTTACCATCAACAATAAATGCTGGTAATGACATTGTTGCTAAATTACATACAGCTTGTTCATGTTCATCACTATATTCAATAATTTCAGCACAATTATGTACTAGAATGCCATCAGAATAAAAGTTTTCATTTTTATTAACTTTTATATCATAAACAGATTCTTCAATGTTGTATTTCTTTATTTTTAAACTCATTTTTTTTATATTTATCCTTCTATTGCGTCACAAAGTGTGTCAGGGTCATTTCTACGAACTCTAGCTCTTACTACTATAGGTTCTGGGTCTTTCTTAATCACATTATCATCAATTTTATATTTTGGAAGAATTGGTGTTAATGTTTTTATTTTTTCTAAAATATCATCATTAATATTTTTTTCATCAATGATTTTAATATAATAATCAACATCATTATAATCCCATTTATTTCTAAATGATGTGAAATATGTTATATCACCATCATTATTCAAAGAAAAATTAAGACCAATTATTGTCACATAATTTTCGTCATCATTTTTTGTGAATTGGGCATATAAATAATCTGAATAATATCGTGTTAGATGAAATTTATTTGAATTTATAACATTACTGAATTTATCTTGATATTTTTTATATCTAACATACATTTCGTAATCATGTTTTAAATCATAAACAATATCAACTTCTTTTTGTTTTTTATCAATAATATTTTGTATGTCAAAAGTTAATTCCCCCGAAAAATTTGGGGGAATGTTTGATATTAACCTATCTATCATTTTATTTGTAAAATATCTGTTTCTAATAAATCTTTTGCTTCAACATAACCCCTATTCTTTGTATATACTAAATGTTCTGGTGTACAAATAATCTTTTTACCACTTTCTTCATCTAATATCTCAATAATTTCGGAATTTTTTGATGTTCTTGATGCACCTAAAACTTTTTCATATTCATCAACACCATTTTCTATATCATAACTTAAAACTTCAATCTCTTCACCATTTTGATGGAATTCAACAACATCCAATAACGAAATTTCTTTCTCTTCACCACCAATTTTAACATTCAAATTTGAATCACCAATTAAACATAAATTTGATGATTTAATAGTTCCAATGTTTTTCTGATTTGATTTATTATTTGCATGGTCTTTATAAAGCATATAAGGCGTTCCCGTTTCAATTTGCGCATCTAAAATTGATGACATCAAATCTCTTGCTTTAATGATTGTTCTTGCCTTGCCTTCATTTATATACTTATTATATAAATCACTAAATGCTTTATTATCTTCACTATCATAAACATCTGATAATCCCGGTGCTTCATCTGGTGAAAATAACGCCCAATCACCATCTTTTTCAACCATCTCCATGAAAAGATTTGGAATCCATAACGCTAAAAACAAATCTCTTGCCCTCATTTCTTCTTTTCCATGATTTTTTCTCAAATCAATAAAATCAAAAATATCACAATGCCAAGGCTCTAAATAAACAGCAATTGAACCCTTTCTCTTTCCACCATTATGAACAATACCACCATCCAATAATGTATATGAGGCATCATCATAATCATTTTTAATTTTTAAATCAAAAACATCACCAATATAATGATTATTTGTTATATCAACAACTTTTTCTAAAATAAAATTATCTAAAATGAACCAATTTTCTGTTTTTGTGATATTTTCATTGGTTAATGAAAATAAATAATCATTTTCAACAGTTAATACATACTTATCATCAACATTATTAATTACACAACCTTTTTTATTATGTAAACATAATGTTTTTATTAACCCAATTAAATTTTTATCCTCACTTCTAAATTCACAAACATCATTCAATTTAGTCGATTTAATACCATCAAAAATACCATGTATCAAAACTCTACTTTTATCAATTGGTAAATGATAAAGTTGTTCATAATCAACCTCTTCACCATTGAAAAGTTTCATCAAACTTTCAATCTGTTCATTTAATGTGAAACTAATAACATTTTCATTACAAATATATTTAATTCCAATATTATCAAAAAAGGATGTTAAATATTGTGTGCTGTTATTATTCAACCTTAATGTAATCACATCATTCTTATATGAACCACCACTTAATATCAAACCAATAACATATAAATCGAATTTAGTTAAATCACTTTCAATGTTTTGTTTTGGTATTGGTTTTGCGATATAATCACCGATTTTTATGTCAGATGAATCAATCCATTCATAGGTATTAGAAAGTGTCTTAAACACGAAGAATGGGTGCTTATTTGTCACTATGGTGTAATCAATTGAAGATGCTGTTTTGATATTAATCATTAAACTATCTTCTTTATAAACATAAACGTCACCAACCTCAACAAATTCACCATCTTTGGATAAAACCAAATCACCTTCTTTAATATCTTTTATTAGTTTAATTCCATTATTACAATAAACAAGAGTTTCGGGTACAAAACATTGATTAATCCAACGTGCAATCTCATTATATGTTTTCATCATGGGAATTAAACCAGAAGATTCGCCACCTGTTCCTTTGATATAAGCATTTTTCCCTCTTACATCATGAACATGTAATCCGATACCACCAGCCCACTTTGAAATATGTGCCACATCTTTCATCGTACCAAATAAACCTTCAATGCTATCACCTTTATTGGCAATTAAGAAACAAGATGACATTTGAGGTCTTGGTGTTCCAGCATTAAACAATGTTGGTGTTGCATGTGTATAAAATTTATCAGATAAATCATCATAAATTTTAAATGCTTCATCAATATTGAAATTTGAAATACCAATTGCAACACGCATAAGCATATATTGTGGCCTTTCAATAATTTTACCTTTGCTTTTTAAAAGATATGACTTTTCTAATGTTTTAAAACCGAAATAATCATAAGTAAAATCTTTTTCTGTATCAATTTTTGAATCAATAAGATTTTTATGTTGATTTATGAATTCAAAAACTTCTTCAGACAATAATGGTGCTGGTTCACCAGTTCTGCTATCAACATTACTATATAATATTTTAGCGCATTGGGAAAAAGTTTTAGGTGTTGTTTTGTGAAGATTAGAAATAGCAATTCTACCAGCTAATTTTGAATAATCATAATGTTTTGTTGTGAATGAGAATGCTACATCACAAGCTAACATATCCAATTCTTGTGTTGTAATACCATCATAAATGGAATTAACAACTTTTTGTGTGATGACTGATGGGTCAATATAATTCATATTCAACCCATCAGTTAATTTTGTGATTCTTTGAGTTATTTTATCATAACTCATGTTTTCTTCTTTACCGTTTCTTTTTAATACTTTCATTTTTTAGAAATCTTCAGTTAATTCCAAACTATTATCACCATTTACCCCAGATTTTTGATATTCACCAACACGCTTTTCAAAGAAATTAGTTTTTCCTTGAATTGCAATATTTTCCATGAAAGGGAAAGGGTTTGATGAATTGTAAATCTTTGAACAACCTAGTGAAACCAATAATCTATCTGCAACAAATTCTAAATATTGACTCATTAAATCTGAATTCATTCCAATTAATCTCACTGGCAATGCTTCAAGAATAAATTCTTTCTCAATATCCAATGCTTCAACAATAATATCTTTAATTCGCTGTTCTGATAGCTTACTTGTTATATGGTTATTATAAATATGACATGCAAAATCACAATGTGAACCTTCATCCATTTTTATTCAATTTAATTCGCAAGATTAAATTCGTTTTAAAACTGCTATATGTTACCACATAGATTAGACTATATCTTCAACTCATCTCTTTTACCAATTTGAGTTGCCCTTTGTTTCCAACATCATTAGCTTATGTTGTACTCTACTCACTTAATAATTAAGAATTTCTTTTTAATTATCGTTTTCGATAGTCGTTGCAATACTTTCATTATTGAAAATATCTCAGGATTGTCCATTTTCGGTGGAGTTTCCCTGATTTAAAAGGGTTTTTCATCTTATATCACTATAAGAAGGTCGCTTGTATAGGTTAACGACTGATTAATTCATTTGAGAAAGTCAAACCCGGCATTAATCCTCTTTGTTTCAACCAAAATAGTGAACAAAAACTACCAGAAAAGAAAATTCCTTCAACTGATGCAAATGCAATTAATCTTTCAACAAATGAATCACTATTAATCCATTTCAACGCCCATTCAGCTTTCTTTTTAATCGCTGGGAAATTTTCAATTGATTTGAAAATTTTTTCTTGTTCCAATTTGTCTTTAATATATGTATCAATTAAAAGACTATAGGTTTCAGATTGACCTGTTACTAAACCATTAAAACAACCTTTATGTTTTTTAGGTTCATTAAAACAATATGTGTCATCAATAATTTCTAAATCTTTAACTGACATAATTGCCAAATCAAAATCTATATTTTTATTAATGAAATTACCATTTTCATCAGAAAATACAATTAATGAATGATTATATTTTGGCGTATCATTAATTATCCAACTATTAATATCAATACTTTTGAATAATAATTTAATTTGCATTAAAAAATCAATATCATCATGTTCAAGAATAAGAAACTTATCACTATAAATTACATTTTCAAATATTGAATTTGATGGTAATAATTCCGGGGTTTCATTTTTCTTATAAAATAAAAATGGTACACCTTCTTTCTTAATGAAATTTAATTTTAATGATTTCAACCAAATTAATTTTAATTCTTTTGAACTATTAATAGGAACATAATTATCATTCAAGAGAATATCTGACATTTCAAGACTTGGTGGAATATTAGTTTTAATTTTTTCTTTAATTTTATCCATTGCATCATTAATATCCTTATCAGACATTTCATCAACATTTACTTGATAACTCTTTTTAATATGTTTATAATCTTTTGAAGTTGGATAATCAAATCTTTGGATAATATCACCATATTTCAATTCTTTGGTTTTAACTCTATTTTCACCATCAATAATCCATTTATGGCCATCTGTACAATCGAGATATGAACCATCGGATAATGTAACTCTATAAAGTTTTTGTTTTCCTGTATGTTTTACAGTTACTTCACTAAATTCTGTTCCATTCCAAACATAAACATTTTTATCTTCTAATTCGGATATTTTAAAATATCCTTTATCGGTTAAAACCAATGTATCAGGTGAAACGCAATGAATATTTTCCATCATAATTTGGAAACCATAGAAACATCTAGCTTCGGGATATTGAACCTCATTAATAAAATTGGTTGCAATATTTTCATTAACAATTCCATCTGATGCTGAGAAGAAACCAATAACATGTTTAATGAAATGTTTTTCATTATCATTTAATTTATTTTCCCAGTCATTAATGTCTTGTGAAAGGTCAATTTCTTCGGCAGTCCAGAAAGAAGCTTCTGCTTTTTTATAAAATTCCCATAAATCTGGATGTTGGATTGGGAAAAGAACGAATCTGTCTTTATTTTCTTTTAATATATTTTCCATAATGTTTATATTAATAATTTCCCCCGAAAAATCGGGGGAAATTTGTTATTATTCAATAAATGTAGGACCTGTCGGTAAAGAAGGTGCATTTGATAAATTCTCACGAATTAATGCAACACGTTTTTCTTCATCATTCAATGTATTTTCTGTTAACGGAACTTCATTAACATCACTTTCACTGTCAATAATTAAATAACGGTTATTAAATCTAATATTTTCAAATCTAATTCCATCAAAACCAACCCTTGATTTCATGATAAATAGATTGGCCAAATTCATTTGTTTTTGGTCAGGACTTCTTGCAATTGAAATAACAACGTGAGCAATTTGTGTTTTCTTAATCGAACCACCAACTTGGTCAAGTTGAACAAATTCAGCATTTAATGAACTTCTATTACCTTGGGTTGCAACCCAAATTGCAATATTAAATTCACTACATAATGATTCAATTTTTCTCATAATTGCACCATCACCCTTCCATTCTTCATTATAAGCGTTTTTCTCTGGTGAAATACAATCAACATAATCAATAATTAATAAATCAAGTTTCTTGCCTTCAGCAAGATGTTTTTTGATTTTATTTTTAATTGCTGAAACTGTAACACCATCAGATGGTAACTTACAAAGTGTCAATGAACCCTCTGTTCTGCTTTGAACCTCTCTAACTCTATCTAAAACTGTTGTTGAATAATCAACTTGCTCATTACTTGCAACACCAGACCAAATTGTGTAATGTTTACGTTTAATCTCTTTCTTGTTATCCTCAAAAAACATGTGAATAACGTGATTTCCTTCAACATATCCATTATTGGCAACCTTAGTTAAATACGTGGTTTTACCAATACCTGTTGGGGCAATAATAAGACCAAATTCACCTTTAGCTAAACCACCATTCAATTTTTCATCCAATTTGGTAATGCCTGTTGGAATTGGGTCACGTTTATCTAACATGATGGCATTTTCTAAATCGTCAAAGACATCTTCCATCTCTTCTTCAACTACACCAACCTTCATGATTTTTTCAAATCGTTCTTTGATGTATTCTAAACCATCAATATCATCCTTATCAAAAATCTCTTTACCTTCATCAAATAACTTTTTATATTGCTGTTTTTTAATGAAATTCGCAACCGTATTTTTAATAAAAACATCAGAAACTAATTCATATTTCCTAATACCATCTAACGTATCTAATGGTATTTTTACTTTTTCAATTTGATTTTCTGATATAATTTTTTGAGTTAAAGTTTCATAATCAGGTACTGTCTCATATAAAGTGTAAAATTCTTGTATATGAGCAAATAAATACCTGAAATAAACACCATCAAAATATTCAGTCTTTAAATCTGGTGTTATGTTTATTCCATATTTTCTATCCTCAATAATTGTTTTTAATAATGCCTGTTGAAACTGTAACCCATACCCAAATTCTGTCTTACTCATGTTGTAGTTGTTATAATTCTATGATAATTCGTATTTCTGATATTTTGTTTTTAACCTTTTTGAAGATAAAACAAATGATAAATCATTTATAATGTTTTTAATAAATGGTCTAACATCGACATTTTTACGAGTATAAGGATGATAACACCCACTATCAAAAATACGTGAATTAACACATACCTTCTCAGTTCTATCAGTAAATTGATTATACTGATTCATATTAATATCGATTCTGAAATATTCATTGTTTTCAATGTTGTTTTCAAAATCACGATATTCATGCGAATTGATGTGATTTGTATCTTTGATTTTCAAATCATTTTGGATTATTTGTTTAATATTAACCATCATATCATATAAATTCATTGATTTTAATGATTTAGGGTTAAAATCGGGAACAAAAAATATGCGTTGACATATAATATTAGACCCAATACTTAAAACAAATTCAAATTCTTTGTTTTGTTTTTTACTACTTGCTTTCATGCAAACTAACTTTGTTTTTTAAATAATACTTACTTTTTTCTATACTCTCAATCCTTGAAAATGGCGTTAAAAAATTAGTCCAATTAGACTTAGATAAAACACCAAACAAACCATCCATTTCCATCATAGTTAAAACATTCTTTTTTGTTCTACTTTCAGGATTAATCACATCATTAATGAGAAAATAAATATCATTCTTAGCTTCATCACTCAAAAATAAATGTGATTTTAAATCAATAACAGTTTCATTCATTTTAAAAAATTCATCACCATAAACACCGTTTTTCGTCATTCCTGATAATAAATTCTTCAATGCTTTGCTGTTCTTATCATTTTTGTGTAGTTTTTCAGCTTCTTGAATGATAAAATTAATATTACATTCTCTATTTTCCAAATCTGGAAAGAAATTAATCAGCTTTTTACAACCTAAACTTGAAATACCAAAAATATTGTCACTATCATCACCACAAATTATTTTCGCTAGTTTAACATTTTCAACTAAAATTTTAACTTTATCGAAAAGAATTGTATCATTTTTTTTATATAAAATACCATCACTATAATTATAAAACGATGTATTATTATCGATTAATTGACACAAATCTTTGTCACTACTAGCAATAATTTTTTCTTCTTTGGGTGTATTAGCACAATAATAACTTATACAATCATCAGCCTCACAAAATTCATATTCACCTTGTCTAATGAATAATTCTTCCAAGTATTCTTTAACTCTTAGACGTTCATCTTCATATACTGATTTTTGAAAATCATTGAATTTATCATAACGTCTATTTTTTTTATAATATTTATAAACTGTTGTTCTTGGAAATGAAGAATTAAAGGAATCCCAAAAAACCACAACCTTTTTAATTGAATAATCATCAATTAATTGTTTTATTTTATTGAGAAAAAAAAAGATACCGCCAATATGTTTATCATTAATTACGGTATCTTTTTTCCCTGAAAATCCTCTGATTAATGTATTATCACCATCAATCACCAGCGTTTTCGTATTCATAATCTTCAACATTTGAAAGTATCACATCACTAATTGAGACACCCAATCTTTCTGCAATATATTCAGCATGATTTTTTTTGTATTGTTCAATTGAAGCCTTTTCATCTTTCGGTGTTCTGCCATCGTGGAAACCATGACCAGAAACAAGAATTTTACCATCTTCATAACCCAAGCCATTAACGTGATTTTTCTTGATAGATACTTTAGTTCTTGCCATAATTTTCAATTTTCTACCACCTTGTGTAATTGAAATATTTGATGTTCCAGCTTTCTTTTGATTACCAAATAAAAAAACCAATGTTGAGTTTAAATAAATTGCTTCACCACCTTTTGCTTTAATTGTTGGTTGTGCATAAGGATTATCAGCAGGTTCAACCCAAGGTTGATTAACAATAATTAAAGTATTTGTATAATTTGATGTTGCTCTTCTTGATGAACCAATTCTTTGATTAATACCCATACCAATTTTATCAGCTAAAGTTGATGCGTTGTGCATTTTACCACCTTTACCCTCAAATGTCATTTTACAAGGTACAGAACCAACAGAATCCCACAAAAATAATAAATCATAAGGTAATTTACCTTTTTCTTGTTCATCCAATAAATGATTTATATAATCAGTAATTTGTTCAATATAATCAAATGAATTTTCGAAAAAGAAAAAACCATCATGAACAATATCACCATTTTCATTTGTTGTACTTTCAACATCCATTCCCATGATTTTTGCGTGACCAAAATCCCACTTCTGTTCAGTAATGATGAAAACAGGTAAAATACCTTTATTTTGTGCATCAATTGCACTTTTAATTAATGCAGTTGTTTTACCAGTATCACTATGCCCAAGAAACATGTTGATATGCCCTAATGCTGGACCGGGAATACCAGTTGCTTCAGTAAATTCAGTACCTAAATCCAAAAATCTATCTGGTTTATAAGATGCCTGTTCTTTCTGAAACTTTGATTTTATCTTTTTAAAATCAAGATTTTTATTTAAAGCCATTATTTAACTCTTACTAAAAAGTATTTGGGGCTATTAAACCCCAAATTTTATCCCACCTAAGGGTTTTTACCTAGAATGGTAAATCATCACCTTCGGCAACAACTTCATCAGTTTGGTTATCACTTTGAATTGTTGTTGCTAAAAAATCTGAAGCATTTACTGGTTTACCAATAGTTTCATCACCAATTTCATCCTTATCTTCTTTCGCAATGTATTTTTTACTTTCAGATGAATAAACAGGTGTTTTACCTTTTGATAAAATTTCCATATATTCTACTGATTTTTTAGAATACACATTTCTCCAAGTTGATTCATCAGATAACCATTCTTCAGCTAATTCTGGATTAGTTGATAATGGTGAAGATGTTCTTGCTGGCATGATTGAAACCACATCAGAATATTTCTGACCGTTTGGTGCTGTTAATTCGTTGACCGTAATTAACAAATCATAACCTTTCTCTGGGTCATAAATATCATATTCATTTTGGAGTAATGCCATGATTTTATCATAGACACCATCTTTTTTGAATTTGTCCTTAAAACGGTAGAATTTAATTCCATCACCTTCATTTTCTCTATCAATCAATTTGATAACATAAAACTTTTTACCTCGGTAGTTTTTACCAATTTCTTGTTTATGTGTTTCTGATGATGCACAATAAGCGTCACTGACTTCATTTAATGGACTTAATAATCCATCATTTTTGTAATCATAGATTTTTACTTTTTTGCCATCAACGGTCAAGTCATGAAAATATGCAATTGGAAAAGCTGATTGTCCAGCTCTTGGTGGGATTAATCGAACTTTCTTAACCACAGTTTTTTTATCTTTCGGTAAAACTGGGGCAAAGTACTTTTTCAAGTTCTCTTCAGGTGTTACTTTATTTGTTTTGGGTGTTGTTCTTGTTGAGTACTCACTTAAAATACTCTGTAATAAATCTGACATGTTAAAAAAAATTATTTGATGTTTATTGAATGAGATTTACTCAATGTTAATCTTTCAATCTCATGACTAATGTTATGTTATTTTTTAGAAAAAAACAAGTATTGATGTATTTTTTTTAAAAATTATTTTAATGTTAATAAGTAATTTAATTTTTGAAGTGTTGATAATATTTCATCTCTAATGTTTAGTAACCCTGAATATTTTGGGTCATTATATGTTTCATTTAATGATAACAAATAACCAATAGCTTCATTAATATAATTTTCAACAGTAACTTCTTTAATATTTAATATAAGAATTTTTTTTGTTGAATCATCTAAAACGAATCTACCATCAATTCCCATCGCAACTTCAACAAAACTGTCCATCAATGATGATAAATCAGAAAATGTTGAATCAAAAGCAATATGCTTTGCATATATATGGGTTTGCCAATGTAGAATTTTAATTTGAGAAACCAAACTTAATAAGAAATTAATGTCATTACTTAAATTCATCTATTATAATCAGGTTTAAACGATTGCTTTATTTCGGCATCACTTAACGATGGTGTGAATTCATAGTTCTTTCCAACAGAATCCAATTCATTTTGTTTTTGTGTGAAGAAATCTTTTGGTTTTTCAGTGAAAGGTGCTGAATCAAGACTTCTCATTTCCAATTTTTCCTCTGGCGTTTTTTCTCTGATTGTTTCAATTCTTTGAGCAATACTATCCAACTTCGAAGATAACGCATTAAATTGTGAAAAACCACCTTCTAATGCTGAAATTTGTTGTGATATATTATTAATTTTACCAGTAACATCAGCACTAAAATTTGAAACTGTATCCATTTTTTGTTCAACATTCTTAATTTGGTTTACCAATTCAGTAATATCTAAACCTTCACTTTCACCACCCATATCAGTAGTAACATCACTATCCATTTCATCACCAGTTGGTATATCAGTACCATCTGAAGGTATATCACTAGGAATTTCACTTGGATTTGGGTCAGTTGATGGTTCAATTGCATCAGTTGGAACTTCTGGTGCTACTTCATCTGGATTAACCTCATCTGTTGGGATTTCTTGTTCAGTTAAAAGTTTTGCTGACTTGCCAATATTATTGGAATTTTCAATAATATTTTGAAATCTTCTTTTATAACTTTCTAAATCTTTTTTCATTTTTTTTATTTAATTAATCTTGTAATAATTGTCTACCATCTTGGGTAACAAAAGTTTTAGTAACTTTCTCATAAATACCATCATTTTGAATTAGTATTTCTGAATCCAATTCATTTTCTTTTTTTTGTTTACGAACATTCTTATTGAATTGTTCATATTTTTTTAAATCATTATTTTCCATTATTTTTTGATTATTTTAAAATATATTATTTCATTATTACTATAAATATTTAATTTTTTAGCTAAATCATTAGTTATGAACACTGAAGATTCATTTTTTAGTGGTACATTATAAACTATATTATTATATTTTTTAATATTAGGGTTAAAATTTGTTATTATTTTAACTCTTTTATTTTTAAGTGGGTTATATAACTCAATATCATATTCTAATATTTTATTTTTATTTACTAGTTCACTAATAAATTTTATGCCAACTGAATCTGATAAATCGTTTTTAATATCTTTCCAATTTAGGAATGTAGTTGCATAATTATTAACCCCGGAAATTAATTCCAAATCTTCATTATCATCAATAATTGTTTGTGTTGTGTTAAAAATTGATACTTTTGATTTTAACCAACCTTCATCATTCAATTTAACATATTGAATTCCTGCCGTATTTGAATAACCATTATATGGAATACCTTGTAAATGACCTGATGTTGTCACCAACACCTCATTTGGTAATATTTCCATATCCAAATTCACCGAAGAAACTGAATTGTTTGTTGATATTGTAATATCTGTTGTTAAATTGACATCAGATAAATTATTTTTTGGTAAAACGTTATCAATTAATTTATCAAATAAACTTCTATATGATGAAACATAATATTCTGATAATTCTGGTAATGTTGAATTTGATAATCTATAACCTTTAAATGATGTTACATTACTACCATCAACACCCATATTATGTGAAACTTCACTTATATAATATGTCCCTTCATAAATTGGTAAATTCAAATAAAAATACATTGTTGGTTGAATCATAAAATTCAACATTGATTTTACTTCTGCTGTATAAGATGCTTGTCTATAAATATCAAAAAGAGATATATCCACTTGGTAAGTACCAACACCACTTTCCGACCTACCTAACATTTCTGTTGCTTCTAAGGCTTCACTGGTATTTTTAAAACTACTTTGGTCAACATCAACTGAAATAAATATATTTTGATTTTGGTCGCCAACATTAACATCGAATGAAACAATTTTATTCGATTTATTTATATCTGTATTATCAAAATCAATATCTGTTGCTAAAAGATGGTTATTTGTTGTATCACCAATATAAAATGAATCATCTTTATATTTATATTCTGGGCTAATACTTTTTAAATTCAAAATTTTTGATGTTGGGCCAATAAACTGTAAAACAATTTTTGGTGATGTATCCAAATAATCAACATCCAAATATGTCCCAAATAATGTTTCAGCAATATCACCCATTTTTTTATCTGGTTGATAAAAATTAACATAAGAAGGTAAAGGACGCATATCAAATCCAGTATCTTTAATTAACATTGTAATTATTGAATAGAATGAAATATTTGCGTTTGATGTATTACCTAAATCAATTAATTTTTCTAAACTAAGATATGCCTTATCACCAATGTCAGTATTACCTTTATCTAAGAAAAGGAATTCATTTAACAAGCCATTTAAAACAATTGAATTTCCACCAATCCATTTATCATTGAATGATTTAAAATATGAATATAATTCCAATTTCAATGTTTTATCATCATTATAACCATTCTTATCTGTAATCTTTGATGTATATTCAATTTTATTGAATTCATTGAATTTACTAACCAATTTATTTGATAAGAAATTAAACCTATCATTTGATGGTATAACAATATTATTTAATATGAAATTATTAAAATCAGTTTTAGTAGAATCATTATTTTCTAAAATAAGTCCAGCGAATAAATGAATATATGGTTTATATTTTAGAACATTATCATTATTTATTTGAATATCTAATCTTTCAAATGCTGTAATGAATAATGTTGAATCACCAATATATAATTTAATTAATTTTATTTTTTCATCATTGATTCCATCATATTTTAAACCATTGTAATTTAATAATTC